TTACCTAAGTATTTAGGCTTAGTTTTATTATCACGGGATAACACAGTTCTACTCTGATAAAATTCTATTTCATGATTCTCATTCACAAAAGGTATAACTAATCTGTTTTTATGTACAAAGTCTGTTAATGAAAGATATAAGTTATCTGGTCTGTTAACAGCTGTATTAAGCCGTCGTGATCTAATTAAGCCTAGAGTCGCTCTCAGTGTATCATTATTTTTATAAAACAGGGTCTGCGACTCGTCAGATAAATTAATACAATCTTTTGGTAACGTCTCCGTATTAACCGGCTTTACATCTTCCTTTATAATCGCGTCTATATCAGGTGTATAGTCGCGTAACTCCTCAATAATCTCACTATCAGTAGCGCCGGATACTTCCTTAATCCACTTTATAGGCTTACTTGACCATCCACAGTTATGACAAAAGATGTTATCGTTTTTAGGTACATAGTAACATCTACGTTTCTTATTGAGCGACTTACCCTCCCTACAGACTGGACATGCACACTGATATACATTATTAAACTTATTATATATAGGTCTATAACCTAATTCATAAAACTTAACAATAACATAGTCCTCAGGTAGCTTCATCCTAATATAGATTGTAGCTTATTACCTAGAAAAAACAAGGTATGCCATGTCTCTTGCTTATTAAGAATTCTTTGAAAGTCTCGCTGCTTACACTCATCTACAAACATTCGCCAGTCTTGATTTATAGGCATATCTAACTGCTTTTGATAATAGCTCTTTTCTGCTTCCATACTATCGATTTTATCTAATGAAAATAAAGAAAAATTTGTATCGTAAGTTTGTTGCTGTTCTTCAGTTAGATCTATCTCACCATCAAGGAACTTCTTAACCTTTACTTTTCCAAAGCCTGGAATACCAGGAACATTATCAGACTTATCACCTCTTAAACACTTAACAGTCATCCAGTCATTGAATGCTGTCCCAGTCATCTCTTCAAATTTACCAATTATAAACTCTTTCTTACGTATAGGGTCAAATAATATAGTCTCATCATTAACTAGTTGTAAGAAGTCTTGATCAACAGATACTATTACCTTTTTACCTTCATTATTTTTACATATATAAGCAACTATATCATCAGCCTCTAACTCTCTTGGAAAAATAGATGGTATACCCAAGCAAGCGAGCATCATCTTAATATGCTCGTTATTTTCATGTGGTGTACTATCGCTTGATCTGTTACCTTTATAGTCAGCAAATTCTGTTTTACGCTTATTAACCTGATAATCGAGCTTTTCATCCCAAACAGCAATGGTCTTATCCGGCTTATATTTGTTTACATAAGAATAAATAGCATTTAATGTAAAATAAATATGTAGGTTTGAGAGATTTATATCCTCACTACGCTTTGCTTGATTCTTAGCAGTCCACCATGTTCGGTGAATGAGATTGTTCGAATCTATTATCAGTGTTTTCATTGTGTATATATTGTGCCTTTGATATCTTGAAGACATGCTTAGGTAACTTCTCTACAAATTTAATTATATCAGTGTTCCTTCCGTTATCGAAGGATTCTCGTGGTATATCTAGATTTTTCATGTGTGGAAGCGTCAAGCAACCTACAGTATCTGTAGATACAGATACAACAACGAGCATCTGACCTACATAATCACCCGCCTCTACGCTATATATTTCACTTATCTTACAATTCATTGCTACCTTCTGCATCTTTAAAACCTGTACGTTGATAAAAGTACTTTAATACTAATGTATCTAGAGCATCCTTTTGTTGCGTTTTAGTAGATACTTGAAAACTGAGTGGTTGACCGTTAAAGTCATACCCTAAAACAATAAAGCTATCTAAAAACTCTGATATAATAGGACCTAAGGAGTCCGCAAGTTCACGATGATCTTTATATTCACGCTTTGTTTTTATATCGATCTTTAATGCCTCTTCTATTAACGCACGTAAGCTTTCATCAGTATCTTCCTGTTCACTCATCCTTATTATTTAGTTCATTAAGTGGACCGATACCACCTCGTGGTCCAACACCACCTTCAACTAGCTTTCTTACTACAACCTCGATTGAGTCCGTCTTTAGAATATACCCCTGCCTAAACACCTGATTACCATCATCGAAGGTAAATAGATATTCACCCTTAAACGGTCGGTTCTCAAAACATGTAATAAACACTGATGACCTGGTTGGGTCTACAAGAATCGTCCACTTACGTGGGTCAGCCTCGCTATAATTACTAAAGACCCTTAATGTTTCAAAGTTACTATCACGTAATCTTTTAATGAAATATCCTGCGGTCTTGAGTTTGTTTTTTGTATGCCTGTTTATCATTGAGTTAAGGAAGAAATTATATACTTTAATTTAATAGCGTCTGTGTTATTATCAATAACAACTACACCGTATTCCGTATTAATATTGCATGTATATTTATTATCAATATTTGACAGCAACCGTATATTATCGAAGTTTATTGGTGTAGGTTTAAGTTCAAAATCACTATCACAAATTGTAATAGAGTAATTATCTGTATTATGCCTAGCCCTATCAGTTAAATCAGCCTTTACACTACTACCTTCTGTATAAAGATATACCTTGTTTGTTTCTGAAGCAAATGTACTTCCCTTAAGAAGCGACTGTAACACGTCTCTAGTAAACTCAAAGCTTACATCATAATCAAAATTCTTAATTTTTTCTACGTTAAGGCTAGGCTTACTTAAGAAACCTTCTTCGAATAAGTGATACTTGAACTTTATATCTTTACCTTTATATTCTAGGCAGTTAGTATCTAATGTAAGCGTAAACTCATCACTATTAAGAGTATCAATAACACGTTGAAATTTCTTAATGTCAGGAATATTAAGCACACTAGTAAAGTCGAAGTCACTCTTATATTCAGATAGTTGTATAAGAGTATTATCGATTGAAGAAACGAGACAGCTAATACCGGAAGGCGTTATTTCAAAAATAGCACTATCGTTTATCTTTGAAACAGAATCTAAGTATCTTAGAAATTCATTGCGGTTTTTTATTCTTAGCTCTCTTTGCATTATACTTTGATTCTATACTACTATCTCGAATTTCAACTAATAATTTATTTTGACTTTCTAACAGTTCAATAATTTTATCTAACTGAGTCGGTTCACTCAAGTCAAACTCCATTTGATTAGGGTCAACAGCTTGCTCTTGCACGACCTGAACAAGCTCTTGTGTGGCTTGTTCAGGTGTTACTGTTACTTGCGCTAACTCTCTAGCTGCTTGCTCTGGGGTGACAGGCTGTGGAGTAACAGGCTGTGGAGTAACAGGCTGTTGAGTAACAGGCTGTTGAGTACCAGCCTCCGGTGAAGGTGCAGGTTGAGTGTAAGGCTGTGCTGGACCGTTAGGTTGTGCTTTTGCCTTTAACACCTGTGTAAACTGTTGTTTAACCTGTTCTGCTCTAGGCTGTAGTTGCTGTGACTGGCCAACCAGTAGTTGATCATTCTTTTTTGTTTCACCATATACTTGCCCCATAAACTGTAGCAGTGTTTCCTTTTCTGACTGGTTCATTTATTAGAGATCCTTTAGAAGTTCATCAATGTCATCATCAACACTAGTTGCGGTCGGTGCCGCCGGTGCTGGTTCACTTACTACCTCTTTACTCGCAACCGCTGCCGGTGGTTCAGGAATAGTAATCTCTTCTGCATCTTCTGACTTGCAAAAGTAGTGCTCATCCAGCATCTGCTTAAGCTCGTCATATGACTTAAGTGGAAATACTTGACTTAGGTCAAACACCCCTGTATATGCCTTCTCTTGTTGATCATCTGAAAGATCAATCTTACCGGCTGTTGTAAAGCGAGATGAAACATATGTTGGATAATCACCTTGTTGCTCGACTTTAATCTTAAAGTTAACACCTTCGGCTCCAAGATCAAATACCCGCGGGCCGAACTCTTCTGCATCTTCACCCTCGATGGCTTCAGTAATAATCTTATGTAGCTGCTTACCATAACGGAGCATCTTAACCTTACCGTTATTATCTGGATTAGTTGGATCGTCAATAACATATACATTAACTAGCCACTTCTCCATACGGCGTATAGCCTGCGCTTTCTCTTTTTCTTCTTCACTACCGGTACGTGAGGCACGAAAACGTTCCTCTGCAATAGGATCCCGCTCACCATATGTTTGAGGACTCAGAGCCTGTACAAACTGACCGGTTGCAAAAGACAACCAACCCATATTATAGTAGTGATAGAAAGTATCTTTAGGTGATTTGGTAAAAGGTAGTAAACGTACAGTATACGTATTACCGGGCCTACATTGTAGAATCTCGGTATAGTTTGACTGATTACTATTATTACTGTCAGCAAGGGCTCCCTTGATTGACTCGAACATTGACATATTAAACGAACTCATGATATTATTATAATTTATTTTTTTTGGTTTTCAACTAATTTTAGTTGTATTTGTTTTTTTACTTTTCTTGTTTTTTGTTTTAACTTGTTAGAATTTACAAACTTAACTCTAGTCTGTGAGTATATATTCCAAAAATCACCAACTATGAAGTTAAGTATTGCTGTCTCAACTGTTTTTATTATAGCGTCTACCTCTAGTAAATGCAACGTGTAAAAGTTAATCTTATGCTCCTTAAGATGTGCAATAACTGTAGGTATGTTAGCAGACATGCTTTGGTTATATTGCTCGAGTGTTATATTATTATCTATACAATACCTATAAATAAATGCGAGACACTCCTTCATTCTATTAATAGCATCATCACTATCCGGATCCTCTACCTCAAGTTGCTTCATATACATAGTATAACACTTAAGAGCCTTTCTTGTAGTAAAAAAGTGTAAGTCATAATATTGCTCACTACCACTATATATCTTATATGGTGCAGTAAACCAATCTTGTAAATTAATATGATTATACCTATAAAAGAAACTTGATAGTTTCTTCAAGCATACAATATCCTTATCGGCTAACTTCGTGAAGTTACTTCTTAACCGCACCGGCTTATTATTAACTTTACGTGAAGTATAAAGATGACTATTATATATTTGCTCTTCCTTCTTTGAAATCATATACGTATAATTATTATATACGTAATATTCTAAAGATCAATACTCTTATTAGCGTTAAGGTATTTTGTTATATACTTTGACTGCGCGATTGACGGTTCAAATTGCAAGAACACCTTAACAAGTTCATAGTTATTATCTATAGACAATAAGCTCATAAGTATACGTCTCAACCTTACTTCTTTAAGTACTAGTACAAATATATTTTGCAAAGAAAGCTTCTTACCTTTAAGAAGTGTACAGTATGTACAAAAACATAATAGTAAATGTTCCGATTCTAACTCAACTATTGAACTAGCGGGTGATTGTGATGTAAAGTTGATCATGCGATAAAGTTTTTTGTTAAGTTTGCAAACATTTTGGTTAAATGACCACCGGCGGCAGATGCAGAACCACCACCGTTACATAACGTCTTTGCGAGAATACTCACATCTGCGTCGCAAGTCTTACTCTTTCTAAAGGATACGGTTTGTGTATCTATATTAACAACAATACCGATATCAGCATTATACTTATTAATAGTAAAACGCGCTACTTCACTTATAGCATAATTTGCCATTATAGACACCACACTATACTCCTTTATTCGACCTCTATATACTTGATTTTGTAGTTGCTCTTTAAATTTACTTATAAATAACTTAATTCCGTTTTTTTCATGTATCGTATATGGTCTAAACCCAGCTTCAAAAGCTTCAATAAACTTTTCCGTTTTAGGGTTGTTAAATGTTCTATGTATTGCATTTAACTTAAGCGAATCACCATACTTTAAGGTATAACTATCATAGTCGTCAATAAATTTAATTATCTCTTCTTGAGCAGGTGTAAGTTCAAGCTTGTTAAACTTACATCTCAATAAATCAATACATGAGCTATGCTCCTTAACTACAACTTTTGCTTTATTGTAGCTTTCAATCTTCCGAGAGTGTGGTATATGATGATCAACAACGACCACGTGTTGTTGATCTACAAGCTTTATTTGCTTTTCTGTCAAATCTAGATCGAGAATAAATACTCTATCATATATCCCTATTAATTCTTCCCTACTTTTAAAGTCATTAGTAAATGTTGCTTCAGTCGTATCGACAACAGTAAACAGTGATAGTTTATGATTAAACAACCACTTAATAAATAATGCTGAGCCCGCACCGTCGAGGTCGTTATCTGTAAAGACTAATATTTTCACCTCATATATTTAATGAGTGAGTATTAATTTGCAAGACCAGCTAATGCATTAAGAGTATCGTCTCCATCATCTATCAGATCTACATCATCTGCCTGCTCAATTGATAGTGTAGGGTAGTCAATCCGCATAGCTTGTGTAGTACCACGTGGACCGTATCGATTTTTCATCATACCTAACCTAATAATATCCATCTCCCTATCTTCTTCGTTTTGATAGATAGAGCAAATGCAGTCTGCAGTTGCAGCTAGTCCTATAGACTCTGAGATAGTAGCTAGTTCGGGGTTATCTTGATCAAAGCCTGAGCGGTTAAGCTGAGTTGCTGATATAATCGGACACTCAAATGTATAAGACATAGCACGTACCTGCTCTGTTACGTGCTTAATACGCTCATATGAGTTATTACCCATAGTCGAGTGAAGTAAGTTTAAGTAATCTAAAACTATTGCATCAATCTTAATACCCTTTTCTTCGAACTTCCTTATAAAGGCTTGTAATTGATTAGGGGTAATAGTAGCTGGTGGAAATTCTTTAATAAATATCTTACCTTCTTCTTGTTTAACTACATGTTTAATAGTAGGACCGTTCTGACGTAATTCTTTCATCGGTATTTTGGTTACATCAGAACAAATACGCTGAGCGTATAACATTTCTGACATTTCTAGTGTTACTAGTAACACATTTTTACCTTGCTGCGCGATATTATGTGCAATATTACCTAAAAATATAGACTTACCGATATTAGTCTCACCGGCGAAGACATATAACGACTTACCGTTTTCTAGAAACCCACCACCTAAGCAGTTGTCTAACCACTCCCACTTTGATGATATAAACCGCTGCTCCGCATTCAGATCACTAACTAAAAGATCGATATCATCATACATATTAAAGCCAAGATCTGTTACTAGGCTGATATTACATGATTCTTCAAACTTCTGCAGAACATCTGCTGTATCAACTTTACCGCTTGAGACATCTTCAGCAACATTTAGCATAGTATGGTAAACAGCCTTCTCTTTTAGGAACTGTTCCGTATTATCGTATA